ACATCGCCCATGACATCGGAGCGGATGCCGTTGCGCACCGCCTGATAGCCTGGAGCGTTGACGCCGATGTTATTGCCCGCAGCCGTGTTGGCGTAGGACTTGATCGCGCCTTGGATGCCCGCGTTGTAATCGGGGTTATTGGCCGCGCCCATCAGGCTCGCAATGCCGCCTGTGGTGCCTGCGCTCGGTGCCGGGGCCTTGCCCTTCACATAGCTCTGAAGCTGCGTGCCGAGTGCGCTGCCGGTCTTTTTAGCGTCGTAACCGCCTGAACCACCGCTCATGTCAAAGCCTTTCTGAACCGCCACCGGCCATCGTCGCCGCATGTCGCCTGATAGTCGTGAAACACGCGCCGCCAGCCCTTCCGGCCTTCAAAGCGCACTTCCGAGCACTTCGATTTCAGCGCAACTAATTCGATGATTTCCATCATTGCCCGCATGTCGTCGGGGCCATTGCCCAACCCGCCCGCGTAGACGATCACCAGCGCCCGTTTTAGGGTTCCGGCAAAGCGCTGCACCTCCGTAGCGAGGAACCCGTCAGACGGGCCGCTACAGCGCCAGAATTGCATTTGCCCACTGATCGCCATGCCGAGCATGTCGAGCCAGTTGGCCTTGGGGTCGCGCTTGATGGCCTGTTTTAGTCCACGACTGATTTCGCCCCACTCGTGCAGGACGCGGGACGGTGGCAGGGGTTGGAGCATCACCTTGCTTGCGCGAACACTGGCTGTGTATAGAACGCCGTCACATGCACCTGATTGGCCGCGCTTGCCGTTGCCCGCAACGACTCCCCCGGCTCAAGCAGGATCGGGTTGCTGTCGATCGACGGCGTATTTGCCACCATCGCCAGCGTGCCCCGGATTTTGTACGCCGTAGAGCCATCGTAAATGTCGAGAATAACCGTGGGCGTGCCCGCCGCGACTTCGGCCAAGCGCACATACTCAACCCGCAGCGGGCCGGTCGTCGTCGTCGCGCTGATAATCGTTGTGGCGCTTGTCCCACTGAGGATCACATGGGCAAAGAGTTCGCGCCCGTTCTGGCTTTGGAAAACGGTCATCGCCGCCCTCCCGGAACCGCATTCGGAAAGTCAATGCCGCGCACAAAGGTCCACGATTCACCCGCCGCGATGCTCATCCGCGCCGACTTGCACTTGCCGCGCGACCGCGCCTGACACCAGCCAGATGCATTCTTGGCATACGCCGTGCCCCATGCCACCGTGTCGGACAGGGCTTTGCGCGTTCCGATGGCCACCGTGACATTGGCAGAGTCAGTTACCGGCGTAACCCGTGTCACCACATCGTCGGTTTCGCTCATCAGCGTTGACGTATCGAGCGTGGCGGCAAGATTGGCACCGCCGAAGAACCCCGGCTTATAGCTGGCGTCGATCCCGAGCAACGCTTCGTCACCACCGACCCAGAACCGGCTATCAGGGCCATAGGGGGCCGTGTCCACCGTACCGATCGCACTGGCATTGTCCGCCGTGTATCCCGGTAATGCCGACTGAAACAGTCCGCTGGTCTGCGTTGCTACGGTGACAAATTCACCGCTGTTGAGGTTCAGCGTGATCAGCTTTTCAAAGATGGTGGTCGAATTGTTGGCCTTCTCCTGATAGCGCCACACAATGCGCTTATAGGTTGGGTCGTAGACGCCCTGAATGGTCGAAAGATCACCCACAAGGCTTTCGATAAAGGTCCGGCTGACCTTGTTCTCACCGATGTTTACCACGCCTTCCGGGCTTGCCCGCTTGAAACCGTCCGTATCGATGAAATACCCCGCACCGTTCACAAAGACCGCATTCCAGGGGTTAACCGATCCAACCCCATCCGCTAGCTTGTTGCGGGCAAAGATGCGTCGATCCCCGGTTCGCGTCAGCAAGTGCACTGCCTTGCGTTGCAGGACGAGTGCATAGCCTTGGGAGAGTTCACCCCCGGCCATCAGTTCCTCGCCGTCTACAAAGGGCTGATAGCCCGCGCCAGCGGTTGTCCAATTGGTATAGCCACCCGGGGCCGAATAGCGCATCAGGCGGGAATCGCCGTCGCTGTAAAGGCCAGCCACCGTCTCGAACAGGTTGAAGATGTACCGGAACTTCGGGGCACCCGACACCGCCGCCACACCGGCAGGGGTTTCGAGGTCATAATCCAGCAGCCCATCGGCTGTGTTGGTCATCAGCAGCTTGTTGCCGTACTGGACGAAAGACCAGTTATCGGTTGAGGGGCACGCCTTGCCGGTCGTGATCGATGTCCACGTAAAGTCGTTGGCCATTTCCTGCACGGTTGCCGCCGTGCCGACGAACATCTTCTTGGTGCCCGACTGGAGCACCGCCTTGATCCCGCCCTGCGGCCTTGCCGGAAGCGCACCGGCCGCAGAGGTGACGGAAAGGCTGGGCTGCGGGCTGTAGGCTAGGCCCGCCTCGTCGCCCTTGATGATCACATTCATCACGTAGGCAGATACGCCGGAATTGGACGCAGCCATATCCGGGCGGTAGGGTCCAACGGGCAACAGGGTCACGGCGTCACCATGTCCAGCACCAATTCGGCATTACCGAACTGTGCGACATTGGACTGCGCGACGAGGTTGTCGAGTTCCGTCAGGCCGTTGAACTTGTGAGCGTCCGCTGCGCCGGGGTTCATTTCGTAGCGCTCGGCCTCGGCAAGGCACATCTCTAGGTAAATGTCCGGTGCCAGCGTTAGCAGCCAATTAGTCGTTGTGGTGGAGCTCAGGTTCGGCACCGAGCTATCGTAAATTGCGGTGAAGTCGTCCTCGGTCACAGGCGCAACCTTGATGGACGATCCCTGGATGGCGTAGTGGGTCGCATCCGATGACACCGCGTAAGGGTCAAGCAGAGACAACGCGCTCCACGACACCTGTGTCAGAGGCAGCGAGCCGGTCACATCGCGCACAATCGAGCGCAGCATGATAAACCCGGTCGGCAGCGTTGCCGTGCCCGTCGAATCCGTGGTGATGGTCGATAACCCAGACCGGCGATATTGCCCGCTCAGGTGTCGGTTCATCACCGATTCCGCGAGGGCAATGAAGTAGTCCGTTTCGGTCGAGGTATAGGTCTTGACCATATAGGCCCCGATGGCCGTGGTCAGTTCGCTGTACGTACCAAAGGCCATCAGAGGTTCCCTTCGCGGGTTCTGAATGGCTTGTTCTCATCGCGAGACAGCCACCATTTGAGGAAGTCCTTGTCGCCCTCCTTCATGCGGGGGGCGATTTCGGAGAACATCTTGTTGAGAGGGATACGGCCAACCCGTACCATTGGGACGTTGCCGCCCTTGTCGGACCCCATGCCCGAACCCCAACGCTTGGAGCCGCGAGAATTGCGCTCTTCGGCGTTGAGGCGGAGCAGGTTGTCTTCTTCGATGAACTCGGTCTTCATCACTTCGATAGGCACGCCGGAAACCGGGTGAGTGCCCCGCCCGGTATAGCGGCGGAAGCCATCGCCGGTTTCAACCAATGTCCACTTGCAGTTCTGGACATCGGCCTCGGTGAGCTTAATCGTTGAGTTCATATTCAGCGATTCCGGCCTTGCGGGTGGACTTGGCTTCATCGAGGGGCAGGCGGATGACCGCACCGGCCCATAGCTTGTCCGGGAAGCCCGTTCCCGACTGTGCGGGCGGGGGCAGTTCCTCGTCGATAAAAGCGGCCTCCTGGACCGTTTCCATCATGCCTGCGGCGTTCTTCTTGAGGATGGCCTCGCGCTCGTACCCGACCACTTCAAACTCGCCGATGGGGCGGTAATTGCGGAGGAGCTTGACCGCGATCATGCGGGGCTTTTTGGCGTCGATTGCGGCCTGCGTTGCGGGCGGCATAATGCTGATTTCTTCGTTGAGGGCGGCGGTTGCCACAGTTTCAACTCCGGTTTCTGGGGAAATAGACGCGGACGGTTGCCCGCGCCCTTGGGATGGGTCACGCAATCACTGCGGGACATGGGAAAAGGGCGGAGCCGGAGCCCCGCCCGATCAGGTTTAGACCGCAGCGGACCACGGCGAGGCTTCGGTGCCGGTCGTGACGAGATAACCGTTCACCATCCAGAAACCCGCAACCACATCGGTGAGGGTAACCATCGAACCGGCCAAGCCGCCCGTGGTGGAACCGTTCATCGTAATGGTGTCGGAGGTTGCGGACGCAAGCATGTTGGTGCCTGCAATGTCGGTCGAGAGCGCAACGCCGCCGTTCATAACGTCGGTGCTGTTGGCGACCTGGATGACATGGCTGCCCGAGGACACGGTGGTCTTGACGTAGATGGTGTAAACATCGCCCTTTCCGGTCGAAGCCGGAAGGGTGATGATACGGCCAGTCGTGGAATCGAGAACCACAACCGCGCCTGCGTGCGTATCCTTGCTGAGGGTCGTCGCAGCGGTGATGACGATAGGCTGAAGGGGATAGGACATGATGTGCTCTCCTTAGCTCGAAGCCGAGATGCCGTAGGTATCGGCAACGACACCATGAGCAGCTTCGTTGGCGACCATCAGGGTGTACTCCACGTTGAGAACACGCTTTTCCGCGTCGCCGGTTTTCGCCGGGGTACGGACAGCAATGTCATCAAGGAAGGCCACGGCCACCATTGAGGGGTCGATCAGGAACACGTTACGGGCAATGGTTGCACCGGCGCGGGTCATCTGAACGTTCGGAACGACAGTGATCAGGCCGAAGTCGGACTGATAGGCATCAGCCGCTGCAACGATAGTTGCCTGCCCGCCCTTCACTTCCTTGCGGAGCGAAACAACGTCAGCATCATCGAGGAAACGGGAGAACACCGTCTTGTTGTAGTTGGACAGCATCAGCACATCCGCTTCGCCACCGGCATTGGTGGTCGAGAGGATGACATCGTCCATCAGCGACTTGGTGAACGCGCGCTGCGTCCCGTTGGTCGCCGCACCCTGAATGCCGTTCGAGAACGAACCCGAAGCACCGCCGCCGCCAATGCTATCATTGGTTGCGAGCCATGCGCGGAAGCCGCCCAGCTTGCGGTTGGTTGCGCCGTTACCGGTGCCCGCCGAAGCCGCCTGATTGCTCAGGAGGATCACTTCCATGTCGATCTTGAGTTCGCGGCCCTTCTTGGCGATTTCGCGAGCCAGCTCCGACTTGCGACCGGCCTTGTCAACCGTGTCCTGGGTACGGGAGATGATGATCGACTTTTCCGAAATCTGCGTGTAGTTGCCCACGCGCGTCGTCGCGGTGATCGCATCGAACGACCAATCGTTACCTTCCGGCACGTTGTTGTCCGGGTCAGGCGTTGCGAGGGTGTCGGTCTGCCATTCGGGGTGAACCGATTTGGCATCCTTGCGCCCGATGAGGGAGAGGAACGGTGTCTTCTCCGGGGTGATCATATAGATCTTGTCGGCGAGTTCTTCGCGATTTCCGGTCGCGTCGTAGGTCTCGTAGGTATTTGCTACCTGAGCCATGGGGATTGCTCCTAGATGAGGTCTGCGATTGCGGCGATGCCATCTTCGATGGAACCGCTGCGGCGAAGCCGCTCAGACCGCGCCTGACGCTCGCTGGAGACGCGCGCTTTCGGGTCCACCCGCTTGCCCGGTCGGGCAATGGGCTTGGCCTGTACCTGCTGCTTGACTTCCGGGGCCTTCGCGAGTGCCTTGCGATAGCGGAGGGCATCCCGGAGGATGAGCCACTGCTTGGCGGTGCGGAGGGTCTGGAGGTCGGCAGGATCGAGGCCCCACCAGTCAGCCCCTTTGGCCGTCACTTCCTCAAGGAACGCCTTGGCCTTCGCGTTATCGGCGAAGAAGGCGTCCGTTTTCTCAAGCTTCTGCATTTCGGCGGCGAAGTCGGCTTGCGCCTGCTTTTCCGCTTCCTGCTGCTGCTTTTGCGTGAGGGTCGTGCGCTCCTGATCGATGGCGTAGAACTGCTGGAGGGCAGTCTCATAGCGCCGCGTCCGCTCCATATGCTGCATATAGCCGATGGGGTCGGTTTCAGGAGAGCCGGTGAACGGGTCTGGGGGTTGTGGCAGGTAT